ATAACAAGGGTAGCGAGCTGCAGTGGAACAGCATATTTATGGGCATTCAAGAGAGCACCTACAGCGGTATCAAGTTGATTTCAATTCCTACATGGGATGAGATTATCCAGGCATACGAGGGTACAGAGACCAAGTTCAATCAGCCGTATCGCGCCATCTACACTACTACACAGAATATGTGCGTAGGTTTGGAGAGCGAGAACGAATTGGTAGATTTGCAGGTTTGGTTCGACAAAACCTTGCAAACCAACTTCTTGTTGGCTAAGGATAAGTTGGGTACTCTTATCGCGGATGACCGCTTGATTCAAGCAGCATATTAATAAGAATCGGTTCATTTTATTACGTTTTTAAATATTTCATTATCGGGAGGCTCCGGGTGCAGGGTATTCCCCTTCATTCGGGGTTTTTTTAAAAAACTGAATAATTATGGCATGTGAGAAATATATAACCAGCAATATCGAGAGCGGATGTTCCGCGGATAACGCAGGCTACGAGCGCCAAGGCTACATCATCAACCGCAGCGACATAGACCTTGAAAAGGTTTCGTATGATGCGGATTATAACGGAATAGTAACCACACTACCGTTGCTTTCGGGCAAAAAAGCCTACAAACTAATTGTACCGCCTCGCACTCCGTTCAGCGGAACAAAGACGGAGTTCAACCAAGGCACATACATCAACACGTTCAATCACACCGTGGCGTTCGTGTTGCTGAACAGCGGTCCCGATGCATCCAAGGTTGCGGACATATTGGCAAACGGTGAGTTTGTAATTCTGTTGCAGAGCAAGACCAAGAGCACTAAGTCTTTTTGGGAGGTATATGGCTTGCGACAAGGCTTGCAGATGAGCAGCGCCACACGTGAGCCGTGGAACGATGATACGCGTACTGGATGGTCGGTAGAGATGCAGGAGAGTGGCAGCAGTAGCGCAGGTGATTGGGCAACTGACGATGTAATTACAGCGCTTACAGCGTGATAAATAATGGAGGATTCAGTAATTTCTTCATACAATACCCAAGCCGAAGAGTTGGAGGAGTACCGCAAGAGCGGCACACTTCCAACCCATGAGGCTGAATTGGATGCATTGTATATGGCGGTATGCGGCAAGCACATTCGCGATTGCAAGTGCAAGGACAGATGGAGTGATGCACTGATTGAAATCCGCGTAACGTTGAACAAACTAAAGAAGATGAATATGGCAGGAACAAAATACAGATTGCGCGTTGGCGTAGTGTTGCACGACTTCGAGAAAAACGAGGCGTACACAAATGCGAACCTTACCGACAAGATAGCGAAAGATTACCTAAAGCGCTATCCGCAGCAAGCAGACCTTTTCGAGGTTCTACCCGAGGCGAAGAAGGTATCTAAGCAGGAGGAGAGCCAAGATGCAGTAGCAGAAGAGGAGTTGAAGGACACCGAGCAGGAGGAGAGCCAAGATGCAGATTCGAACGTTGAAGATACCGAGCAAGAGGATTGAGGCACACTATAATAGTGGGCTGAATCTCGTAACGTATGGGCACAACAACTTGTACCCACAGCAGGTTGCGACCATTGTGGCAACAAGTGCTATAGGTTCAGCCTGCATAAAACGTTACGCGGACTTCATCGAAGGAAGAGGCTTTCGGGACGAGCAGTTGGCAGCGTTAGAGCTGAACAGATTCCAAGAAACAGCGGACGATATACTGGCTAAGGTGGCGCACGATGTTGGCATGTACGGAGGGTTAGCACTGCATGTAAATTACGATTTGGGTGGCAATGTTGTAGAGGTGCAACACGTACCCTTCGAGAATTGCCGATTAGAAGAACCTGACGAGGACGGAGTAGTGCATCACATTCTATTGCATCCCGACTGGACGCAGCAGCGAACGCGAGCAGGACAAAGATTGTGGGTGAACTCGGAAACCGTAGACCGCATTCCAGTATTCAATCTCGATAGCGTAAGAGAGGAGATGTTGGAGGCAGGCGGCATCGGTGAATACCAAGGGCAGATTCTCTACATCTCAAACATCGGAGCGAACGAGTACGCGATACCGCGTTACGACTGCATTCTTACGGAACTTTCCATTGATGAGGGTATAAGCAATGTGAAATACCGCAATGTGCGCAATAACTTCCTTCCTGCAGGCATGTTGATAACCAAGCAAGGGCAGATGGCACCCGAAGGAGATAGTGGGGACTCGGACAAGGAGTTTGCGAACTTCATGGACGATTTTATCGACTTCCAAGGTGACGAGAAATCATGCAATATTATCGGCATGAATGTAGCGAGCGAAGAGGAGGTGCCCGAGTTCCGACCTTTCGAGGTGCAGAACTTCGATAAGCAGTTTGAAACGACCGAGAGCAGCACGGAAGGACGCATTTACGCATGTTTCGGGCAGGAGGCGTTCTACTGCATCAAACAAGGTAAGGTTGGCTTTGGCGGTGACGTTGTAACGGATGCTTACAGCTTGTACAACAGCGTAACAGGCAAGGAACGCAGGTTGATAGAGCGTGCGTTCACTAAGGTGCTAAGCGGTAGCATATTTGCGGCAGCGGATTGTTCCATAGAACCGATTCGGTTCGAGGGTGTAAGCGCTGCAGTACAGCAGATAGGAGGCATGATATGAAGTCAAGATTGATAACTAAGCAGGATATTACGCAGTATGCGCGACCTTGCAATGCGGATGATGCGCTTGTAAATCGCTGCATCGAGGAGGCGGAACTGTTCGACTTGCGCGTCAATATCGGTGATGAGCTATATATGGAGCTGCAGGATGCAATCAAGAAACACCAGTACGGCACATTTACCGATACCTTCGATGAGTCTTTTGACCGAGCAAGCCGCATAGCGTTTCTCTACTCCGGGGGTAAGTACCAAGATAGAGATGGCGTATGGCACATGTTCATTGGCGTGCGTTCTGCCTTGTGTTACTACGCTTACGCGCGTATCGTAAGGAGTGGCAGCGGCACACAAACGCGGTTCGGCTATGTGAACAAGGAAGATTCATATTCCAGCCATGCAAGCACAGCCGACAGAGTGCAGGCGTACAACGCGGCATTCGAACTTGCGGATGCGTACATGATAGAGGCAAGGCGTTTTATTCGCGAGATGTGCCCCGAATTGCAGCAGCGACCTATGAAAAATAACAGAGTCAAATTACATGTAATTGGCAAGTAAGATGGTTGAATACGAGGAATTAAAACAACGTGCCGAGCAGGTCAGGGATGAGCGCGAGCCGATGGAGAACACAGCGTTCCGCGTTGGTGGCGTGATGGTGGACACCATCGAATTGACCGAGCAGGTAAGAAAGACGGTAGATAAACAGATTTCGGGCGTTAAGGGCGAATTGCAGGGGAACTTGCGCGTCACACCAAGCGAGGATGGAACAAGCGAGGAAGTCACAATCTACGTAACGGCAGGAGGTGAGCAAGTGCAGCCCGACAGAGTGCGAATTACCAAGAAGTACGGAAGTGCGGAGCAAGTACTGTTTGATGGAGTGACTACGCATGTAATGATAGATAGCAGTATCAGAGCAGGCGAAGAAACGTTTATTCTCTCCGTACAGAAGGAAGGGTTCGCACCGCACACCGAGCAGGTGACGAAGTATTTGAGCTTTATTGGCGCAGGCGATAGCGACCCAGCGGCAAGCAGCATGCAGCGCATTGTATCTGATAGTGCAAGAATGCGCGGCAAGGTGGCTACCAAGGCAGGCGAGAGAATACAAATGCTTATACCTTCGGGGTTGGAGATGCACAAGGTTACATCCGATGGTATATCCGTAGCGTTAGACGAACCGCGGATAGTGCAGAACACCTACGGAGAGTACCGATTGTATCAGAGCCGCAACAAGCTCACGGAGGCAGATTGGCAGATTGAAGTATATTAGCAGGAGGAAGATATGGCAATCAAACTTACAGACGAACTAACGGCAGCAACCGAACAAGGAAAGTTAGGAGCAGCCAAGCAGATATACCTTGAAGGCGATGTGAAGAACCTGCAAGATAGGGATGCAGAGGTAGAAGAGGCACTCACCGACATGCAGGCACGTATCGAGCAGAACAAACAGACCATTGAGGCGATAAGTGTGCAGGGAGGAGCTAACACAGCCGAGGCGGTGACGTATAACAGCACCGAGAGCGGAATGGAGGCAACCAACTTGCAGCAGGCGGTGGATAAGATTGCGGCAAGAGTAACGGCAACCGAGAGCCAAGCAGCCACAATTGACGAGCATACCAAGCAGATAGAATCGCTTACGGACGAAACAAAACAAATAGGCGAAAAAATCAGCGTACTGGATGGATATCAAATCGTTGAAACAACAGAGTTTATTTTTGCGATTGTGGACGCGGACAACAATGTTGCATTCGGCATTCGAAGAGCGGATGGTTCCGTGGTTATCCCGAAGGGGCAAGCCGAGGACACCATTACGGCTTTGCGACAGCTCACGAGTCGCAACGACAAAGCGCATGAAACGTTTACTTCCGACATCGAAGAGATTAAGGGAGAAGTGAGCGAACAAGCCGACAAGGTGCAGCAGGTAGTGGATGATATGCAATCGTTTACGGACGGACTTACAAGCGAGCGGCAGGCACGCGAACAAGCCGACACGGCATTGAGCGAACGTATCGACACCGAGCAGCAGGCGCGAGCCGAGCAAGTAGTAACACTTCAAACATTGATTAACACCGAGCAGGAGGAGCGCGAGAGTGATACGCAGACGTTGAGCGACAATATCGCAGCCCTACAATCAACGTTAGGCAGCGAGATTTCCACTCTTGCAACAGATGGCACGGCAGCACGTGACAAGATGCAAGCGGACATCAACAGCAATACCGACAAGATTAGTGAGGTCAGCGGCAATCTGTCAAGCGAAATCACGGCACGTCAGCAGGCGGACGATTCATTGCGGCAGTCCATTACGCAAGAGGCAGCCACAAGAACAGCCGAGGATAAGAAACTAGATGAGCGCATATCTACCGAAGAGAGCGCACGCGAACAAGCCGACACAGCCGAGGCAACCGCAAGAGCTAACGCAGACATTGCGGAAGAAAAGGCGCGTATCAACGCGGACGCTGACGAGGCAGCCAAACGCGAACAAGCCGACACAGCAGAGGCAACCGCAAGAACAAACGCGGATGCAGAGCTGCAGAAAAATATTGACAGCGAGGCGAAGAGCAGACAAGCAGCCGACAAGACATTGACCGACAACCTGGCAGCGACCAACACCAACGTAGCGACCCTTCGCGCGGAGTACGATGCAGCTATCGGAGAACGTGCAATGATAAGCTACAACGAAGAGAACGAAGAGTTTATTCATTGGGTAGTGGACAGGGATGGCGTGATTGTGTTCGGTGTAAGGACAAATGGCGAGTTGTACGCGCCAAAGGGCAACACCGAGGAGCAGACGAAGAAGAACCGTGAGTTTGAGAAACGCATTGCTGCATTAGAAGAGCAACTTGCAGCGATAGCGGCAACCGCAGCGAATAATGAATAATATATAATTTGATATATATGGCGAAAAATGGGTTAAAAATAGTACTTCCTTCCGCGGTGGACGATGCAAGCGGATTGAAGAAGATGGAGCACTACACAGGTATTGAGTTCACTCGCGGAACGAGCAACCAAGGAGGAACGAATGGCTATCACAAGTTGATAGGCGATGCCGATTTGATTAAGGAGCAGCGCTTTCTGAACTTGCTAAAAGTATGCGATGTAATCGACGCAAAACCTGCAGCAGTACTAAACCAAACAAATTGGCGAGAGTTGGAAGATGGTAGTGCAAGCACCATTGATGGAACAGATGGCGGAGATATTATGCAATGCTTTCCGAATGGTATCTATGCTATTTTGGGCGGTACGAACGAAACTTACGAGCGTTTCATTATCAGCGATATGGCATTCTCTTACGATGGAGATACCGCGGTATATATTCCGCCTATTGCACTTCCAACCGACAAATCGGTTATCCTTGATGGCAAGCAGCGATTGATACGCAACGATGCAGTAAATGGCTCACAAGGCACGAGCCTTGCCGATATTGCAGGCTACGGCACAAATTACAGCGGTGGTTATCCGACCACGGTTACAACGCGCTATAACTACGAGAAGGCTGCAAGAGCTAAGAATAGCAGCGATAAGTACGCACCTTACCTTCCGTACTACAATAAAGCAGCGGAACTTATGCAAGCATTATGGTTCATTGAGTTCCGTACCAAGAGCTTGAATGGAGTTATGGGGCACGCCATTAGCGCGAACGTGTCCCCTACGGCATCGACATGGGGAAAGGTTACGGGCGTGAGAATCACATCCGACAACGGCAACACATATTCTTACGACACATTCGGAACCAATCTCTACATTAACGGAGTGGCTAAGAGCATATGGAATATAATTAACGGCAACTATCCGCTATTGAAGATATTCGAAGGTCAGTTAGCTGCATCCGATGGTGTGGAATTGGAGAAGATTAAAAACTCGGATGGTGAGTATGTGCAGTCTATGGAGGACGGAGTAATGACAGGTATCTACACAAAGAAATTTTCGTTCTCCTTGCAAGCTGCAACATCTGCAAGCGGTGATGAGCAGAACCTTACCATTGACGTGGTACTCCGCCAACCGATTGTACGCGGTGCTATTGTTCGATATGGCAACATATGGGATTGGATAAGCGGATACGAGATTATTAACCGCGTAAACGAAGATGGCAGCACCACTGGAGAGGTATGGCGTTGCCCCGATTACGCAAGCCTTGACACTTCCACTACACAAGAGGTTTCAACTGATAGTAACTTCGAGTTCGAGTCCAAGTACGATAAATTGGGCGAATGGGCGGCTTATACCACATCTACGAGTCGTTATTGCAAGACAATTTGGACGAAAAACGGATTTTCTTCGATAATTGGTAAAGATTTTGGCGGTGGATTTGGTACATATGAAAATAGTTTGCTATATTTGCAAGCCGAAACTAAGCAGGGCGTGAGGTTAAGGCGCGGTGTCCACGTGGGCGGCGGTGCGAACAGCGGCGCTGTCGTTGTGCGGTATGCGAGTTGCTACGGTTCGCCTGCGGGCTCGAGTACGGACTTCGGCTCGGCTTTCGTGTGCCTCCTTGACGAATGACGGGGAGCGCAAGACGAAGTCGAAATCGAAATCGAATAAAGATGATGGTTGGAGGCGATGAGCCTCCGCCACATCTTAAATCGCGAACCGCGGACGAAGCCCGAAATCGAACAACGCCAAGACAAAGCGGACATCCTGCATAGGGTGACTAAGAGAACAAAAAAACGAATACATTTACATTAAAAGTAGTTTACTATAATGATAGACAGACAGCTATACTATGAGGAACAGCCAACAGAAACCCCCTGGGGTGAGTTGGTGAATGTTCCGTTGAACATCACGGAGGAAACCACACAGAACGAAGAGGGTGAATTGGACACCCACTATCGCGCTGACGTGATTCACAAGGTGGAAACACCCGTCACCGTTGAGAAAATATTGAAAGCAGCCATTAATGACAATTACACCAAGGATGAGCAGCAGACGATATTAGTGCGCAGCGACAACGAGAATGATGCAATGGTGAAGGAGTATAAGGCTTTCATCGAAGAGATAACCAAGGCAGCGAAGGAGGCAGGATATAAGGAGGCGTAGCGAGGCAGGATAACCTTATCTGTTTGCGCTTTAATCGTTTCGTAGGTTGGCTTTCCTTGCGCGGTGTCCACGTGGGCGGCAATGAAACACAAGATATATCGAAGAACGAGAAACCTTACTACAACTTTTGGGCGTTATATACCGCCATAAATATGGTTCTAAGCGACCAGGGGGAAGTATTGGAGGAAGAGATAGAAGAAGAAGAGAAACGGCAGCAGATAGCCGTTAAATTAGCGATTTCGCACCTTAAAGACAAGGACAAACCGCGGTGGATAAGATGGTATTTCAATTTGTAACAATTTTTTAGCGAAAATTTTTGCACGACATGGAAATTTGCGCTAACTTTGTCGGCATGTTAAGTTTAATTGAGGCAAAACAATTCGATGCGCTGATATACTACATCGTTATTCGTGTGGTGATAGTGCTTATTTGTTGGCTGTTCGCGATTGCAGCCAACATCATAGACTTCTACTCGGGCACATCCACAGCGAGGGCGCTGGGCGAAAAGTTGCAGAGTCATGGATTTAGACGGACTATCACTAAGATTGGGGATTACGTCAAAGTGTTGATGTTTTCATTGATGTTTGACGCATTGGGTAGCCTACTTGATTGCTACATCTTGCCGTTCGTCACCATGCTATGCACGTTGAGCGTAATCCTGATTGAGGGGCGCAGTGTAGTGGAGAATAGCCGAAAAAAGCACTCTCACGCAGCGGACATCCCCGAGGTAGTGAAGAAGATAGTGCAGGCAGCCACGGCAGAGCAAGCGAAGGGCGTATTGAAGGAGATAGCCGAAGAGTTACAGAGCAAGACAAGCGAGAAGGAATGAAGGTATTGATAGATAATGGACATGGCGAGAACACCGCAGGAAAGCGATCGCCTGATGGTACATTGCGCGAGTATGCATTTGCGCGTGAGATAGCCGAGGATATTGTACGACAGCTTACGAAGAAGGGTGTGGATGCGGAGCGCATAACACCCGAAACTATTGATGTATCGCTCGCGGAGCGCGTGCGGAGAGTGAACGCCATCTGCAATAAGCAGGGGGCGAAGAATGTATTGTTGGTATCTATTCACAGCAATGCAGCAGGCAACGGCACAGATTGGGCAGCAGGGCGCGGCTGGGAGGCGTGGACGTCGAAGGGCAAAACAAAGGCTGATGAGTTAGCGGACTGCTTATACGAGGCAGCCAAAGAGGCGTTTCCAGGGATGAGAATACGCACCGATTATACGGATGGCGATGCGGACAAGGAAGAGAATTACTACATCCTTCGATACACGAAGTGCGCAGCGGTACTTACCGAGAACTTTTTCCATGACAACGAAGAGGACGTTGCGTATATGAAGAGCGCGGCAGGTAAGGCGGCTATTGTCGCGTGCCATGTGAACGGAATATTAGCATATATCGACAAGCAGGAATAGAGATGCGTTATATAAGGTTAGTTGTTTTTAGTTGTTTTGTCTTGGTAGGGTGCAGGTCGCACCTTACCGAACAAACCGCTACGGACATACGAACCGAAATACGCGAAGTGCCGGTGGAGGTTACCGACACCATTACCATCACCATTGCAGCCGATACGGTATGGCAGGTAGTAGCCGATAGCAGCGAGCTATCTAACGAGTGGTGCAAGAGCAGGGCGTGGATAAGAGAGGATGGCACGTTGTATCACGACCTTACCACGATAGCGCAGGATAAGCCGCAAGAGATACAATATAAGTATATACGGCAAGATTCGATAATAACGACCACAACCACGAAGACCATATATAAGGAGAAGTCACTTACATGGTGGCAGCAGATAAAGCAGAAGTACGCAACGAGCGCGATTGCGGTACTCCTATTACTATTATTGGTGCAGTATGGATGGCACCGAAGGCGCACCCCGTAAGGGATGCAGGCAAAAGACAACAAACAAACGTTTTCAAGGATTGTTCTTTCATTTTAAATAGGTTTCACGGTGGGCTGGTAACGGCTCACCGCTTTTTGTGCAATAAAACATGTTATAAAACATATTTTTGGCAGCTCAAATGTTAAAAATGCACCTTTTCGCAAAGAAAACGCTATTTTTATCACGAAAAATTTGGTAGTTGCGCTAAAAAGTTGTAACTTTACAGCGTAATTAAGAAACAAGGATGTTTAACCGAGGCGCAAGCCTCACAAAACTTAAAGATTATGGCAAAGATATTTACATTAAACGAGTTCGCAGATTTGCTCGAGTATGCAATCGCGAAAGCAGCTTGGGAAGATGGCGCAGAGATGAAGTCAGAAGTAAATGAGAAAATGAACACTGTAGAGTTGATTAAAGGAAATCTTATTGTTGTAGCATCTGTCGATGAAGAGAACGTTGTTTATACAGTAAGCGTTTTCAACGAAAGAACATCCAAACACCTATGGGTCGTAATGACATCTACAAGCGTTAAGATTCTCAGAAAAACTGGAGTGTCAGAGGATGCTTTTACATTCACAGAGGCTATCAAGGAAGTTGTTAAGAAGGTAAGCAAGTAATAACCCAGGGGTGGTGACAGCACCCCTACTAAAAACGATAAGAAAATGAAAGCAGCAGACAAAGGTATGATTTGGGCGATAATATTCGCCATATCATGGAGTATTCAGTGGGTGCTGGAAGGCACCAAGTATGAGAGTGTAAGAGCAGCAGCGACAATTGTAGGCGTATTGAGCGTAACGTTCGCCTGGATAGCGTTGGTGCGCGGCTGGAAGAACATGGCCAAGAAGAACAACAAGAACAAGGAGGACAAGAAATGAGAAGTGGTATCAAGCCGTATCAGATAGAGGCTAACGACAAACAAGTGATAATAATCGCACGTCTTATGGGCATGGAACCTGCAGTAATCGCCAAGCAGATAGAGCAGGCGATAGACAACACCGAGTTCACCGACAAGGAAGACTGGATGTGCAACATGGATGAGGACAGTCTACTCAATAACGGAACAACCATACGCGAGTTATTGGACGCATGGGGTGACGAGGAACTGACATTATTCAACCTTGCACGCAAGGCACGGATTCCTTCCTTCGATGTGCGCATGACTGACGCACTGCAGGCGGTAGAAATACATTCCGTAGGCAATTGTCCGGAATGTGGCGAGTTTGATTTGGAGGCTACGGACTACTGGCGCTCACATGATGATTGGGACGAGTGCCACGATACAGAAGTGCTGATGCGCTGTCCGTGTTGCGGATTTGAAGACTGGATGTAAAATTTTAAATGTAGACGGAATATGAATATTATTGATGAATTGGGCAAGACCCAGGATGTTGCAGGACAAGTGCTTTTTGTTGAAAAGCACTTCCGCAACACCTTCCTCGACAAGGATAGTGACATTACGGCAGTGATAGTAGGTGGCGAGGAAGTAGCCATCGCACATCGCGAGAGTTTCTTTACATGGTGCGAGGTCATGAAGTTCCCGACCGCCATGGTAAGCATCTACACTGTTCGGGATGATGGTTACGGACAACTGGTACACGATAAGTTATTGAGTACGGTGTACAAGACTTTTGACGAAAGAAAGGAGGAAAGCCATGTTTAGATTAAGGGAGGCGGTTGCGAGAGCCGAGATGCAAGGTAGACGCATTCACCGAGCAGAACTTGCCATGTATGTATTCCCCGACAGTTCCATAGGTTGCGCACTAAATAAGGTGTGCAGCCTTATGAACGGCAAGACCGCAGGCATCAAGCCGGCAGTGGTCAAGCGGATATGTGAGTACCTGGATTGTGATGCCAACTTCTTGTTCGGCATCGATAGAAAGGAGGTACAGTCATGAAGAAGTGGAAGAAACATATCCTCGTAACATTGGCATTCGTGATAGATTTGTTCATCGGGAGGTTCCAGTTGCTGACGTTTGCCGCGATATTTTTCTTGTTCGCGGCAGCGTTGGCGATAGCCACACTCACCCATGGATGGAGCATGATGTTCTACGCAGGGTTGGCGTTCTACGCTGGGATTGTGTGCATCTTGCAGTACATTGAGGACAACGATAGCGACCGCAGATAAGGTTTGTAAAAACATGTTTTACAACATATTTTTAGTGGCTCAAATGTTAAAAATGCGCTTTTTTATAAGGAAAACGCTATTTTTATCACGAAAAATTTGGTAGTTGCGCTAAAAAGTTGTAACTTTACAGCGTAATTAAGAAACAAGGATGTTTAACCGAGGCGCAAGCCTCACAAAATGTAAGATGATATGACAAGAACAGAGTACAACGAGATTTTGACTGCGATGGCAGAGAAGTATCCGCATCTCGAGGTTGTAATGACATGTAACAACACAGTAAGTAGTCCAAGAGGACTTGTAAGAGCCGTTATCGGTTTCCGCACCATGGAAGAGGTGCAGGCAGTGGCTAAGGAGTTCGGGTTCGATGAGTACGACAACGCATACTTGCTTGCACGCGAGGCAGGTAGTGACTTCTACTACCGCATGTATAACGGAGTAGAGTGTGGCGTTCCGTACGAAGACATGCTCACGATGGATGAGTTTGTAACGTGGGAGTCCTACGACCACTTCAAGGAGCGTGTATTGGGTATAGACTATGAGCGCCCCGAGATTAAGCAAGCACTGGACGCACGCAAGAAGGGCGAGGTTGTAATCATCAACGAGAGCAACATGCAGGTAGTTGATACGGTGTCCAAGGTTGCGGCACATTTTAGCTACGACTCAACAACCTACGAGGTGGGTATCTGTAATGTATGGATTGATTAGTAATAACCAGGGGCGGCACAATAACCGCCCCACAAACCTATAAAGAAAATGGAAGAAAGAAACTTATTCGATGAGCTTATGAGCGCAGGAGCGCCCGAAGGACAGCCGCAAGCAAGCGGCATGCAAGTAGAGTTAGCACAAGGAATCGACATCGCAGAGGTGCAGGCGGCATTTATGCGCGAAGGTGCTATGATGGATGCACCGTACAAAGTGTATCAAATGAACAGCCGAGCAGGACGATATTACTACCGCGTGACCGATGCAGGCAAGGTTGAATGGTATCCGTCCGTAACGACCATCCTGCGCAGAACACAGCCGACCCCTGAACACTTAATTAAGTGGATTGCAGACCTTGGCTACGAAGAGGCAGAACGTATCAAGATGGAACGTGCTGCATACGGAACCTTCATGCACGCGCAGTTCGAGAAGTTGATAATCTCACGTACTTACGTGTTGGATGATGTACGCAAGGAGCTAAGCAAGTACATTGAGGATAACGACCTTCCGAGCGGATTCATAGCCTACGAGGACGAATTAAAGAAAGACGTACTCTCGTTCGCGCAATGGATGATTGATTACGATGTGCGACCGATAGCGGTTGAGGTTGCACTTGTAAATCCTGATGGCGGTTATGCCGGCATGGTAGACCTTGTATGTGATATGAAGGAATCACCGAAGAGCGATGCACGCACGATTGCGATTGTGGACTTCAAGAGCGGCAAGAAGGGATTTCACGAGGAGTACGAAATTCAGTTGGGATTGTACCGCGAGATGTGGAATGTAAACTTTAAGAGCCTACCAGTGGAGCGCATTTTCAACTTCGCACCGAAGGACTGGCGCAAGACACCCACTTACACGTTGAAGGAGCAGACCGACAGCAAGAGCCTCAAGAAGATACCGTACATCCTCGCACTGGCAGCCATCGAAGATGATAGCGAGGATAAGGAATGGATGCAGTTCGTTGGGCATATAGACCTTGACGAGCAGCGCGACCTAACGGAGAATATTAATAAGCTGAAACTCTCCGATGTTGTAATTGCAAGAAGGAAGGAGGCACAGGATGAGAAATAGGATAGTTCGTAGGGATGCACCACAGAAACAAGTGGTGCTACCTATCGTTGGTAAGGTAAAGATTGGTAAGAAGTCCGAGAAAGGCTACCCGATGAGCGTTGATCACTTCATCCCTACTGGTAAGTACGAGGCGATGTTTCGCGATGTGTATGGCGATCAGCCGCACACGATACAGATTGTGTTCGTTGATGATGATGCATCCCGTGTGTGTGCCGAGCGATACGAATACCGCAATGATGCAGGCGAATTGTGTGCGTATGGTGATGGCGAGACCTTCATGGTGTGGAGCGGCAAGGAGTACACCGAGCTCACGACCGAGAAATATCCCAACCTTATGGATAGCGTAGCAAGTAGGTTCTGCAACAAGCGCACCAAGCAGGGCATGGATGGTTGGGATGTGATACTTTCCGCTACCTTCCTCGTTCCAATGGTGCGAGGCATCGCAGGCGTATGGCAGTTCACGACCAAGGGTGAGCGGTCCACCATTCCGAACATCCGCGATGTATTCGATAGCGTACTGGAGCAGCGTGGATTTGTCAAGGGTATTATATTCGACATGAGCGTTCAGTTTGCCAAGTCACAGAAACCAGGGCAGAAGAGCCGCTACCCAGTAGTGCAGATAGTCCCGAACGAGAGTGCGGAAAGCCTGCGTAAGATACGCGAGGCATACAAGCCAATACAGCTAATAGATAAGGTAGCCGATGATACAGATAAGCAATAAGATGGCAGAGGATGCAGTACGTTTCTTGATGGAAGGTGCTGCATCCATCACCGGGGCAAGCGTGGTTGAGAAGAACCGTAAGCGCGTCATGCGGAAGTTAGCGAAGATGATACAGAGGCGATTGAATAAGCGAGGCAACAGCGTGGACGGTATATAGACGGCATATATTATATATAGATAGTAAATTTTATGAAGTGAATGTTTTGCGGATTGAAAAAAATGATATACTTTTGCAGTGCGTTCTTTGTACATTTTGAATTTTTTGTGATGAGTTGGGGGCAGCAGGCTGCGCACTTTTATCTTTAAGGTAGGCAGTTTTCTTTACTTAGCGTGTGTTTCATAGGCACATTATGTTTGTCATAATCATGGTATGATTTATAAGTTTCTCTCTCTTATTTAGCGCAGCCTGCGCCCTTCACTCACAT